GGTGACGCCGAGACGGCGGCGGGAGCCCTGAAGGCCGCGTTGACCGGCCTGCGCGCCGCGACGGGAGGCGCACAGTGACCGCTGACCTGATCGGCGACCGCGAGAAGCTCCGCGACGCCGAGCAGCGCATCCGCGACGGCCTCGTCGCCCTCGCCGACTACCTCACCGACCGCGACGACTACGACATCCCCCACGAGGTCATCCGGGTCCTGTGCCCGGCCGACGTGGACGCGCTCGTACGCGAGTCCTGCTTCGACTCGCTGCTGCACGTCGTCGTACGCCGCCGCCCCGACCGTACGGACCTGCCGTTCGAGGGTCAGGTCGACCTGGACTACATGACCGGAGCACGGAAGTGACCGAGACCACCACCGACAAGCCCACCGTCGTCGAGGCGCTCCTCGCCGTCATGGGGGACGTTCAGGCCGTCGGCAAGGGCGACCGCAACAACCAGCAGGGCTACAACTTCCGAGGCATCGACGCCGTCGTGAACGCGGTCGGCCCGGCCTTCCGCAAGCACGGCGTGATCGCGGTCCCGCACTCCTCCGAAGCCCGCTACCGCGACGTGCAGACGTCCACCGGCAAGCCGTCCCGGGAGTGCACGGTCACGGTGACGTACCGGTTCTACGGCCCGGCCGGCGATCACATCGAGGCCGAGGTGCCCGGCGAGTCCATGGACTTCGGCGACAAGGGCGCGCCGAAGGCGATGTCCGTGGCGTACCGCATCGCGCTGTTGCAGGCGCTGTGCATCCCCACGGACGAGCCGGAGCCGGACTCCCACAGCTACGAGCGGTCCGCGCCCGCTGCTCGGCCTGAGCCGGTCACCGACTGGGAGTGGGCCAACAAGTTCGAGAGCCGCGTCGCGGCGGCCGGAGGGCTCGGCGAGTTGCGAGGCCTGTGGGAGGAGATGGCGCTCAAGCACAAGCGGTTCGAGCTCACCGACGACGACCGGGCCACGTTCGAGCAGGTCTTGACCCTGCGCAAGAGAGAGCTGGAGGAGTCCCCGGCATGATCCCCCAAGATCTGGCGTTGCGGTTCGCGCTGCTGAAGGTGCTCGTCACCGAGCTGGCCGCCGCCAAGAAGATCGCCGACTGCGAGATCCGGGATGCGTGGCGGCCGTCCGACCGCCTGACCGCCACCACCCCCGGCGGCGATGACATCGGCACGGTGACGCTCGCGAAGGGTAAGACCACGGCCAACGTCACCGACCTCGACGCCTACGAGGCGTGGGCCGGTGAGGCGCATCCGGAGTGGGTGGAGACCGTCACCATCACGCGGGTCAACCTCGACGCCACGACGCGGCTGCTCGCCGCAGCGCGGAAGCTCGGTGTCGCGGTGGATGCGGAGACCGGTGAGGTCGTGCCCGGTATCACGGTGTACGAGGGCGACCCGTACCCGATGGTGAAGCTCGCCGAGGGCGCCCGTGAGGCAGTCGCGAAGGCGTGGCGGTCCGGGGAGCTGGCCGAGCTGGTTTCGGGGCTCCTGGCGATCAAGGGCGGCGAGTGATGAGCCCCGCCGAGGAGCTGCGGGCAGCGGCGACCAAGCTGCGCAGCGGCGACCACTTCATTGGCACAGAGATCCGCTGCTACGACCGCGACTACCTCGCGTGGCTCGGCTCGCTCGTCGCAGGCGTGAAGCCGCTTGCGGAGTGGCTGGAGGCCGAGGCGCAGCGCTGGGGCAACGACGTCACGCGGGACAGCCCTGAGGGGCCATGCTGTGACGGGTCGATGCCCTGCCACCACCCCGAAATGGACTTCCACGACGGCGGCCGTCAGGGCTGGGGTTGCGATGGCATCTACGGCCATACCGACCCCGAAGAGCGGTGCGCCTGCTGGGACAACGCCCTCGCCGTCGCCCGCGCCATCAACGGCGGTGAGTCGTGAAGCGCGGCGCGCCCCTGAAGCGCCACAAGCCTCTCCGCACGTCCCGGGAGAAGCGCACCGGCCGCCGCGACACCGGCCCGGCGCGGCCGACGCGCCTGACCGTGCTCGAGCGCGACGAGTACCGCTGCTCCGTCTGCGGGCAGAGCGTCCTCGAGATCCCGTTCAACATCCACCACCGCCGCAACCGTGGCGCCGGCGGCTCGAGCGACCCGGCCATCAATGCCCCCTCGAACCTGCTGACCGTATGCGGGACCGGGACGACCGGCTGCCATGGCTGGATCGGTTCGAGCCCGGCCGAGGCGCTCGAGCACGGCTACACCGTGTCGCTGAACTCTCGAGAGGCGACGACGGACGTCCCGGTCGTGCACGCGGTTCACGGGGTTGTCTACCTGCTGGATGACGGCGCGCTGCGGCTCCCGCCGGAGTGGGGAGGCGCAGCGTGAGCGCCCACAAGCGCCGTGTCGTCGACCTGCCAGGCGGCCGGTACTGGGCGCTCTACGGCCTGCGTGGGGTCGTCGAGTTCAACGTCCAGGACTTCGCCGAGTACGGCCACCATGACGTCGATTCCCGTGCGGCCGTGGGGATGCACTCGCCCCGGCCGACGCACGACGGCCAGCGTCCGTGTGAGGGCTGCTCATTCCTCGAAGGTGCCTGCTACGTCGAGATGAGCGATGCCGGCGGCGTGCACATCGCGGAGGAGTGGGAGAACGCCGGCTTCGACGACGAGATCATCTGGCGCTGGCTCACCGAGTACTACGACGAGCCGCGTACGTGGGCTGCCGCATGATCCCCGCTCCCGTGCCGACCGCCTGGATCGTCCACTCGGCCAACGGCGTCACCGCCCTGGCGTGGCCCATCGACCCACCCACCGAAAGCGAAGCGGCTCCCGTAGCCCCGGGAGCCGCTCCAGATCCCACGAAGGAGATCCACCGTGACTGAGCCTATCCACCGCATCGACATCAACGAGATCACCGGCCCGATGTTCCTCCAGCGGGAGATGCTGCTGGGCCAGGCCGACGAGGCCGACAAGCAGGCCACGCTCGCGCGGGAGGCCGCACGCGACGAGGCCGCCAAGGTGCTTCAGCGCGGCGAGGACGAGGCCGAGAGTTGGGAAGGCGCGGCTGCCCGCAAGCGCGCCTATGCGGCCCGTTGGGACGTCATCATCGCCCGCGAGGAGTCCGAGGCGGGTGTGTCCGCGCAGTCCCCCGTCGAGACCCTCACCGACGGGCAGGTGGCGGGCAATGCCTGAGCGTCCCTACGCCACTGGCGACCGCGTGCGCATCACCCTCAACGCAACGGTCACGGACTACGACGAGGCCAACGAGGACCTGACGGTCCACTACTCCACCGTGCTCGGCACCCATGAGACGACCGTCGCCGTCGACAGCAGTTACGTCCAGGTCGAAGACCTCAAGGGCGGTGCGCCCTCCGCCGAGACGGACACCTGCCCGCACGGCGTACCCCGGCACGGCTACTTCGTAGTCCGCGAGACGGCTGCCCATGAGACGCAGGTGTACTGCATGTGCTGCGGCCGTCCCGGCATCCGCGACACGGACGACACCGAGCCGATGCCGTGCCCGTCGTGCGGCGTGAACGCCGTCCTCGACAACCGGGGGGCACGGTGCTGAACCTGGACACCCTCGCCGCGATCCTCATGGCCGCCGTCGTACTCCTGGCCGTCTGGGTCATCTGCCGCACCGCCCCCGGCGCCGGACCCGCCTGGCTCGCCCGCCGACGCCGCGCCACCGCCTACCACCGCGCCGGCGGCCGCCACGCCCCGCCACGTAAGCACGGCCGCGACGCCACCACCCCCATGCCCGCACTGACCACCGTGCCGGACTCGATCGCACCGCTCGTGAGGACCATCTGATGGAAACGGTCAAGACAGACGTGCTGGCTTTGACTCGCCAGGCGATCTCTGATCCGGGCAGCATCCTGCCCCGCGTGGATGGCGAGACCGTCTCGAACTGGTCGGCCCGCGCCGTCCTGGCTGTGATCGATGAGCACCCGGTGCTGGAGATCCGGCCGTATTACCCGACTCAGGACGCGTACGACTCGGCCTGCCGGGCGCTGGAGAAGCACCGCGCTCGCGCAGACGAGGCCGAGGCCGACCGTGACCGGGCCCGTGAGGTAGCGGTCGCTCTGGAGCAGGAGGTCGCTCGCGTCCGCGCACTTCATGCCAAGCGGGACGTCTTCGAAGTCGGGCCGGACGGCATCCTCGGCGCCTGGCGGTCGTCGGGCTGCGAAGCATGCAGCGACCCGGACCTGATCGCCGACCTTGAGGACGGCGAGCTGACCGAGGAACTCGTCCCGTGGCCCTGCGCCACGATCCGCGCGATGGACGGCGGTGAGGCGCCGTGAAGCTCCTGCGAGCCCTCCTCAACCGCCTCGACGCGCTGGTGCGGTTCCCCGACTTCGAGCGCCTCGACGACCTCTACGACGTGTGGGGCGACAACCCCGAGGAGACGCCGTGACCACCATCCTCGTCACCTTCGCCGCCCTCTCCCTGTTCACCTTCCCCGCCGCCGGATGGCTGCGGGACCGCATCCAGGGAGGTCCCCGGTGACCCACCTCACCAACGCACCCGACGTGCCCGGCCCGCTCGTCACCGCGACCGCGCTGATCCTCGCGTTCCTCGTGCTGTTCGGCGTCCTGTTCTTCCTCGCCCTCGGATGGGCGAGGCGCACCGACCGGGCCGAGGAGGACGCGTGACCGCCCCCCGTGTCATCGGCCTGGACCTGTCCCTCACCGGCACCGGCATCGCCGACTTCAAGTCGAACGGCGAGGTCATCACCGGGACGATCCGCACGAAGTCGTACGGCAGTGCGATCGGCGACCAGTGGCAGCGACTTCAGTACATCAACAGTGAGATCTGGCGAGCCGTCGCCAAGGACTCCATGCCGGCTCTCGTCATCGTTGAGGGGCCGTCCTATGGCTCCAAGGGCGCCGGGACCTGGGACCGCGCCGGGCTCTGGTGGACGGCCGTCCAGCAGTTCCTCTGCGACGACATTCCCCTCGCCGTCGTCCCGCCGGCCGTCCTGAAGAAGTACGCCACCGGCCGCGGCAATGCCGACAAGACCGCCATGGCGGTCGCCCTTCAGAAGCGATGGGGCGTCGAGCTCGGCGACGACAACAAGGTCGACGCATGGTGGCTCGCCGCGGCCGGCCGGGAGCACCTTGGCCGCCCCTACGTCGATCTCCCCAAGGCGCAGCGCGAGGCGCTCGCCAAGGCGACCTGGCCGGCGGTGAACGCCTGATGGGCGCCACCTCACTCTCCCTGGCCCCCCCGGATGCCGAGTGGATGGAGAAAGCTGCATGTCGCGGCCTGTCCGGGCTGATGGACAGCACCGAGGAACGCGACGAGAAGCTCGCCAAGGACGTATGCCGAGCCTGCCCAGTGTGGGAGCGGTGCCGGGCCTGGACGCTGTCCCTGCCGCCCAGCAAGGACGTCGCAGGCGTCGCGGGCGGGCTGACGGAGAAGGAGCGCGATCGCGCTCGTCGCCGTCGCCGTCGCGCGCGGCCGGTGAACGAGCCGCCGAAGACGTGCAACGGCCCGTGCGGTGAGACGCAGGCCGCGACCGAGTTCTACCCGCGGCCGTCTGGTAAGGGCGGGCGTGAAGCGGTGTGCCGCACCTGCCGGTTTGAGCAGAAGAAGGCATGGCGGGCCCGCAAGGCTGAGGCGGTGGCGCCATGACGGCCCTGATCGCCCTGGCCAAGATGATCCGCCCCTGGTGGCGTGGCATCGACCCCGGCTACGGCGACCACATCTACGCCGACTGCCCGCAGCTCGTCCGCGAGGGCGCGCCGCGCGAGGGCGTCGGCTGGCTGAACCCTTACGACGACGAGCTCTGCCTGGACTGCTTCCGCCGCTACGACCCGGCGGCATGCACGAGGCGGCTCGACGATGAGTACTGAGCAGCCGACCACGTACCGGCAGGGCTGCGGCACACACCTGGGGATGCGCCTCCATCAGGCCAACGGTGAGCAGCCGTGCGGGGAGTGCCGCCACGGCGAGCAGGTCCGCCGACTGGAGGCCGAGACGGTGCCTCTCCCGCCGGCCGAGCCGTGGCGCATCCCGATCACGTCGGGCCTCGCCAAGGCCCACCGCAACATCCTCGCCGAGGCGCTCGGCATCACCGACCGAACCGAACAGGACGAGAGCTGAATGACCTGGTTCAAGGTGGACGACTCGTTCCACTCCCACCCCAAGGTGCTGGCCACGTCGCCCGCAGCGCTGGGCCTTTGGGTCGTCGCCGGGGCGTGGAGCGGAGCGAACCTCACGGATGGGTTCGTTCCCGACTCTGCGCTCCAGCGGCTGCTCCCGGACTCCGCCGAGCTGGCCGACGTGCTGGTCACCGCAGGGCTGTGGAGGCGAGCGAAGGGCGGCCACCGGTTCCACGACTGGGGCGACTACAACCCGAACAGTTCGGACGTGAAAAAGGAGCGTGACGCCGCCCGAGAACGCATGAGAAACCTGAGGGCAAAACGCAAACCTGCAGGTCAGCACGGGAATGGTTCGGGCGAACATGAGGCGAACGTTCGGGCGAAGTTCGCCGATCGTTCGCAACCCCGACCCGACCCGACCCGTAGTTCTCCTAACGGAGAACTACCTAAAGAATCCCCCCCGGCTACGCCGGGACCCCCCAAGGGGTCACGAGGCTCCCGGCTCCCCGATGACTTCACTGTCTCGGCAGACATGGCGGCCTGGGCCCGCGAGAAAGCACCCTCATGTGCCGCCGCCGACCATGAGGCGTTCTGCGACTACTGGCAGGGCGTCCCCGGCGCCAAAGGCCGCAAGGTCGACTGGCCGGCCACGTGGCGCAACTGGATGCGCCGTGAACACGAACGCCGCACGCCGGCCGCGCGAGCCACAGCTACCCCGCGCGTAGCGACGGGCGACCAGCGCTACGCCGAGATCCAGGCACTCAGGGCCGAGATGACCGGCACCGCCCCCCGGCTCAACGTCATCAAGGGAGAGCTCACGTGACGCCTGACGAGGTCCTCGACCTCCTGACCCTCATCGCGGTGCGCGACAACCGCACCGTCGGCCGCACCACCGCGATCGTCTGGCACGAAGACATCGGCGACCTCGCATTCGCCGACTGCCGTGAGGCCGTCGGGCGCCACTTCCGCGAGTCCACCGACTGGCTGATGCCCGCAACCGTCCGCCGCCTGGTGAAGGCCATCCGCACCGAGCGCCTCAACGGCTTCCAGTACGTGCCGGTCGCGGGTGACGACAACACGCAGGTCTACCTCGCCGCTCTCCGCGACCAGCGGGCGGCAGTGGCCGATGGGCAGCGCGAGGCCGCTCCGGTGATCGAGGTCGCCCAGCCGCGCGCCGAGGCCGTACGGGCGATCGTCTCCGGCGCGTTCCGCCGCCCCTGACTGCCATCCCCTCCGAGAGGAACCCCCATGAGCACGATCCCCAAGGAGCTCCAACCGGCCGCCAAGCATGCGCGTAAGGCGGGCTGGACCGTGGAGCCCACCCGTGGCGGGCATCTGGCCTGGGTGCCGCCTGAGGGCCAGACCGTGTACAGCCCGTCGACGCCGTCGTGTTCACGGTCGGTCGCGAACGTGCTGGCGAAGCTCCGGCGGGCCGGTCTGCGACTGGATCGGCCACCGTCATGACCGCCCCCGATCAGGCCGAGGAAGCCGACCGGGCAGCGCATCACATCGATCGCCTGCTGGCGCCGTACGTCCCTGACGTGTCCCGCTGGGACCTGGCTCTGCGGATCGTCGCCGACATGCAGGCCGAGGAGTGGCGGTGTATCCGCCGCCCGCCGAATGTCATCACGGCCACCCGTGATGGCACCCCGCCGAACGATGACTGGCTGGCCGCGAAGGCCGCCATCACCCGGAAGGAAGACGATGCCTGACCCCACCGCACCCGAAATGAGGCCCGTGTCCGTGGAGTCGCCCGGCAACGACGGCTTCCGCTACGAGCCCGCGCGCACACCGCCGGACGACACCACCGAAAGCCTGCACGAGCAGATCCAGCAGGCGATTCTCGACCAGGCGGCCGTCTGGGAGGAAGGCGCCATGCGGGCTGTCGGCGTGGCGGATGCCGCCACCGTTGCCGCTCGCACGGTGGCGCCTGAGCTGGAGCGGCTACGGGCCGAGCTGGCCGAGATCAAGCGCGTCACCGAACCGCCGACCGACGAAGAGATGCCCACCGACCCAGCCGAGTTGCGGGAGATGTGGGAGTTCATCAATCGACAGGCCCGCTGGCAGTGGCACATGGCGCACAAGTTCGGCGAGCAGGTGGAGCGGCTACGGGCCCAGCTGGAACGCCGCTCCGAGTCGCACCTCTTCTGGCGGAAGTTCGCCGTGAAGCTCGAAGCCGAGCGGGACGATGCGCGAGACGAGCGGGACGCGCTCAGGCACGAGGTCGAACAGTGGCAGGCGACCTACGGCGAGACCGCGCTGCGAGATGCGCGGAAGATCATCACCGAGCGGGACGCGCTCAAGGCCGCCACCAAGAAGATCCACGAGGCCGCGCGGCGGCTCCAGGAAGCCGAGAGCCCCGGCGTCGCTGCGTTCTGGTCGCACGAACTACTGAAGCTCACGCTCGCTCTGGCCGCCACTGAGAGCCACGAGGCCAAGCCCTGCCCGCGTTGCGACGGAAGCCGCTTCGAGCCCGGCACCGAGACCGAAGGCGACTGGGATTCGGCAGCCATGAGGCACCACCCGTACACCGGCGAGCCGTGCTCGGCATGCAATGGCACCGGCAAGGCCCCTGAGAGCAACGCTCCCGCCCGTACTCCCGTGACTGCGGGTGCGGAGGCGCACGGTGAGGCTGGAGAGGCACAGGAGGCCCGAGAGTGAAGCAATCAACCGGAATCCTCGCTGCCGTTGGCGCGCTGGCCACCTACGTCGGCGCCGTCGTCGCCGCCAACTGGCTCACCAGCCGATATGGGTTCGTCCCCGTCGGATTCGGCCTCACAACCACCGCCGGGACGTATGCCGCCGGCGTGGCCCTGCTCGCACGTGACGCCCTCCAGGACACGGCTGGGCGCCGGGCAGTACTCGCCGCCATCTGCATCGGTGCCCTGCTGAGTGCCTGGCTGTCAACCCCGCAACTTGCCCTCGCATCTGGCGCCGCGTTCCTGATCGCCGAGCTGTCCGACATGGCGATCTACACACCGCTACGCAGGCGCGGCTGGGCGCGGGCCGTGCTCGCATCCAACGCCATCGGCGCGGCGCTAGACACGGTCGCATTTCTCGCCCTGGCCGGCTTCCCGATCTGGACCGCACTGCCCGGCCAACTCGTCGGCAAACTCCTGTGGGCCACCGCGGCGCCCGTCGCTGTCGTCGTCGCCGTCCGGAGGGTGCGCCGCCGTGCTGTACCTAGCCACGCCGTCGGGGGATGAGGTGAGAGCCGCGATGACTGCCGGACTGCTCGGCTGCATGACGACACCCGCGCAAGGCAACCGGATCCCCGACGGAGCGTGGTACGCCTGCGACAACGGCAAGTTCGGCAAGGGATGGCCCGGCGCTGACCGCTGGTACGCATGGCTGACCGAGACCGCCGAGCAGTACGGGCACGATCGCTGCCTGTGGGCGGTCGCTCCCGATGTTCCGTTCGATGCGGCTGGCACGCTCGCCGAATCCCGGCCGTGGCTGGCCCGCATCCGCGACCTTGGCATCCCGGCCGCATTTGCCGCACAGGACGGCGCCGAGAACGGCCTCATCCCGTGGGGCGAGTTCGACGTGCTGTTCATCGCTGGATCCACCGAATGGAAGATCGGCCCGGCAGCTGCACGCCTCACCAGTGAAGCGAAAGCCCGCGGCCTGACTGTCCACATGGGGCGTGTGAACTCCCTACGCCGTATGACGATCGCGTCCACGTTCGGATGCGACACCGCAGACGGCACTTACCTCGCGTTTGGCCCTGACAAGAACCTGCCGAAGGTTCTCGCGTGGATGGCCGAGGTCGGCAACATGATCCCGCTTGGGGAGGCGTCTTGACCCTGACCGCGAACCCCCTCACCGAGCAGGAGCGCCGCGCCCTCGCTCTCGCCGCCCAGGGCTACACCGACACCATCGCGGCCCGCATGTACGGCGCGTCCCGGCGCACCCACCAGCGGCACATCGCCTCCGCCCAGGCCAAGCTCGGCGCCCGCTCCCGCATCCACGCCGTAGCGATCGCCGTGGCACTCCGCATCATCACCGTCCCGCTACCAGGAGGCCGCCCGTGACCCTCCGCATCGTGCCCGTGAAGTTCGCCGACGCCTGCGGCTTCGTGCAGATGTGGCACCGTCACCACGCCCCGCCGGTCGGTGGCAAGTTCTGCATCGGTGTCGCCGATGAGGACGACATGCTGCGAGGCGTGGCGATCGTTGGCCGCCCGGTCGCACGCCTCTTCGATGACGGCCTGACGCTGGAGGTCACTCGCACGGCCACGGACGGCACGGCCAATGCGAACTCGATGCTGTACGGCGCGGCCTGGCGAGCCACCAAGGCCCTCGGCTACGGCCGTCTCGTCACCTACACACAGGCCGGAGAGTCCGGCGCATCCGTCCGTGCAGCTGGCTGGCGTGTCGTCGCTCAGCGGCGCTCGCGGCCCGGCTGGAACGTGCCGAGCCGACCGCGTGAGCTGCGCGGCACCGAGGGCATCCCTCGAACGCTTTGGGAGGCGTCTTGACCCTGACCGCGCACGTCATCGCCGACCTCGAATGGACCATCGCCTACTGGCCGGACCTCGTCGAGCAGCGCATGCCCGGCACCGCCCGGCCATGGCGACAACCCGAACTCTCACCCGAGCAGCGCGCCGAACGCGACCACGCCGCGAGGATCGAACGCGACGAACGCGCCGGCTTCGCCCTCGGCGAGTCGCCGGCGCCGGTCGACGTCGGCGTACTGGACCTGCTCGCCTCGCTGCTGTGCGACGCAGACCACCTGTCCTACCTCGTGCAGAGTCCCAGCGGCACCGATCGTGCGCTAGGTCCGCCGTCGTCCGCGTTCGCCGATGCCCGGCCGTACCTGCAGTACGCGGCCAAGCATCTGCCGCTGGTGCCCGGCGACTCGCCAGAGCTCGACGTCATCGCAGGCATCGCACGCGGCATGAAGCAGGACATCGCCCGCGCCCTCTGCCTCGTCTACGACGGCCAGCGCCTCGACGTCATCTGCATCTGGTGCGAAGGCAGAACCGAGCTTGCCCCGGTTGGCGGTGAGAAGACCTGGCGTGTACGGGAGCTGCCAGGTCAGGCGATTGCCATCGTGTGCGAGTCCGGGACGTGCGAGCCGGAGTCGCGGTACGTGGGGACGTGGTGGCGCGGCCGACCGTGCTGGCCAGTATCGGAATGGGACTGGCTGGCCAAACAGGTGACGGTGAGCGAGGAGCGCGAGAGGATCGGCGTATAGCGCGCGAGGGAGCAGAATGGCTGAATGGCGAGTGGACCCCGAGACCTACAAGTTCAGCGAGGAAGGACGTCCCCGCCCGGGCGGCTACACCTGGGAGGAGTTCATGGAGGTCGAGCGTCCCCCGTGCCCCCAATGCGGGATGCCGATGGAGGTGGACGCGGTCGGCCCTGCTCGTACGTTCGGGGCCTCGGAGCCGAGGTACGTGCCCGGGCGGTTCAGATGTCCGAATGGCTGCCAACGTCCCACGAGATCCGGAACTGGTTGACCTGGCTTGACGCCGGTTATCCACAGCGTGCATGATCGGAGCACGCGAAGCATGCGATCAGGGCCCGTCACTCCGGCGGGCCTTTTCGCATTCCAGGGGGTGAGCTCGTTGTGCCACGCGGACGACCGGTCACCCCTGAGCAGCGCGCGCATGTGCGAGAACTCCATGAGCAGGGCAAGAGCCGCAACGACATCTCCCGCGAGACCGGCATTGCCAGCGGCACGGTCTCCTCGATCTGCCGCACGCTCGGCCTGACCTTCGATCGCGAGCAGGTCAAGGCGGCGACGGCGGCGAAGCAGGCCGATTCCAAGGCTCGGCGTGCGCTGCTGGCGGCGAACCTGCTCACTGATGCTGAGCGTCTCCGTGAACGGCTCTGGGAGGAGTCCGTTCAGCTCATGTCCACGCCGACCGGCCCGGCCAGGGCAACGCTCGATCTGCCGCCGGCGCGGGACGTGAACGACTTCGTGCGTGCTGTGTCGGGTGCTGTGAAGTCACACATCGACCTTGAGCGCCACGATGCCGACACCGGCACCGAAGGCGCACGCAGCGTCCTCGGCGCCCTCGGCGAGGCCCTGCAGGTCGCCGCGGCTCGCATCGACGGCGAAGTCACCGAGCCGTGATCGATATCGACCGGGTCACCAGGATCCTGTCGCCGAAGCAGATCTCCTCGATCGCCGGGGCGTTGAAGACCCCGCAGATCGCACTGTGGTCCGGCGCCGTGTCGAGTGGCAAGACGTTCGCGTCGCTGCTGGCTCTGCTCATTGCGATCTCTGTGGCGCCGCATACGGGCCTGATCGTCATCACCGGCAAGACGCTGCAGACGATCCAGCGGAACGTCATCACGCCGCTGCAGGACTCGCGCACGTACGGGCTGCTGGCCTCGCAGGTGAAGTACACGGCCGGCGCGAACACCGCGACGATCCTCGGCCGCACCGTGTGGCTCATCGGCGCGAACGATGTCCGGGCAGAGGATCGTATCCGCGGTGCGACGGTCGTCCTCGCCTACGTGGATGAAGCCTCGCTTGTCCCGCAAGGGTTCTGGATGATGCTCCTGTCCCGGCTGCGCGTCGAAGGCGCCAAACTCCTGGCCACCACGAACCCCGAAGGCCCCGGGCATTGGCTGCGCAAGGACTTCCTCCTGCGCGGCCTCGACGTCGGCCTCGTCGACTGGCACTTCACCCTCGACGACAACCCGAGCCTGGCCAAGGACTACGTCGCCCGGCTGAAGAAGCAGTACGTCGGCCTCTGGTATCGCCGCTTCATCCTCGGCGAGTGGTGTCTGGCCGAGGGCGCCGTGTACGACATGTGGGATCCGGACCGGCATGTGGTCACGGACCTGCCGATGATGCGCCGCTGGATCGGTCTGGGCATCGACTACGGCAACACCAACCCGTTCGTGGCGCTGATGCTGGGCATGGGCGTCGACAACTGCCTGTACTTCACGCACGAGTGGCGCTGGGACTCCAAGCGGGAACGGCGGCCGCTCACCGATGTCGAATACTCCGAACGGCTCCGCAACTGGCTGGCCACACTGCAGCACCCGCAGTCGCAGGTGACCGGTATCCGCCCGCATTGGACGGTCGTGGACCCGTCCGCCGCATCGTTCATCGCCCAGCTCTGGCAGGACAAGCTCAGCCCGGCGCAAGGCGACAACAGCGTCCTGGACGGCATCCGCGTCACCGCCTCGCTGCTCGCCCGTGACCAGCTCAAGGTGCATGCGTCGTGCAAGGGCTGGATCGATGAGGTCGGCGGCTACTCCTGGGACGAGGACGCCGCCGCCAAGGGTGAGGACAAGCCCATCAAGGCCGACGACCACAGCATGGACGCCGGCCGCTACGTCATCAAGACCACCGAGGCTACCTGGCGGTCCGACTTGAGAGCAGCGGCGTAACTCTTCGTGATAACGCCCTGACCTGCATCAAGTCACCCGTACTCACCGGCCGGTAAGAGCGATCAAGGCCGCACCTTGCGATATCCGCTACTCAACGTGACAAACAAGGGGGTCGCATGCCATTGCCCACCGGCGGCCACTGGCCCCCGAAAGAGCTCAACCCCGTCACCGCACGCCTCGCCGTGTGGAGTGCCTGGTACACCGGCGACACCGACAGCCTGTCCGACATCTACGGCGGGCAGCTCGCCGGCGACCCCGGCACGCCGTTGACGGGCTTCCTGAACCCGGACCGGCCGGGCCTGCGCGGCGCCATCGGCCGCACCCTCGCCCGCTGGTTCTGGGGACTCCAGACGCCGCAGGGCGAGCAGCGCACCAAGTTGCATCTGCCGATCGCAGGCGACATCGCCAGCGTGAGCGCCGACATGCTGTTCTCCGAGCCGCCGACGCTGACCATGCCCGACGACAGCGACACCAAGACGCAGGACCGCCTCACCGAGCTTGCGGGCGATGAGATGCAGGCGACGCTGCTGGAGGCCGCAGAGGTCGCCGCCGGGCTCGGCGGCGTCTACCTCAAGGTGTGCTGGGACAAGGCTCTGGACTCAAAGCCGTGGATCGCCTCGGTGCATGCCGACGCTGCGATCCCCGACTTCCGCTATGGCCGGCTGGTTGGCGTCACCTTCTGGCGGCACATCTTCGAGGACGGCGGCCGGATCGTCCGGCACCTCGAACGCCACGAACCCGGCGTCATCCTGCACGGCCTGTACGACGGCGGACGCGGCGACCTCGGCAAGCAGGTCCCCCTCGACGCCTACCCGGAGACGCGCGGCCTCCTACCGGTCGTGCAGACCGGTATCGACATGCTGACTGCCGACTACGTGCCGAACATCCGGCCGGCGAAGGTGTGGCGCAACCAGCCGTGCGGCGCCTACCTCGGCCGCTCCGACTTCTCAGGAACTGAGCCGTTCATGGACGCGCTCGACGAGGCCTACTCCAGTTGGATGCGGGACGTCCGGCATGCGAAGAGCCGCCTGATCGTCGGCGACGGCATGCTCCAAAATCTCGGACCGGGCGCCGGGTCGCGCACCGACCTGGACCGCGAGGTGTACGAGGAGATCGCGATGGCGCCGAACAGCGCCGCCCCGGCGATCACGCAGGTCCAGTTTCAGATCCGCGTGGCCGAGCACCGCGACACGGTCTCGCACCTGATGGACAAGATCATTCAGATGTCGGGCTTCAGTGCCGGGACGTTCGGCGACTCCGACACCGGTGTCCGACAGGCGGCGCTCACGGCGACGGAGATCCGCGCGAAGCAGCAGCGTAGCTATGTGACCCGCGACAAGAAGATGCTGTACGTCCGGCCGCCGCTGGCCCGCATCGTTGAGGCGATGCTGGCGATCGACCGCGTGACCTTCGGCTCTGGCGTTGAGCCGGCCCAGCCGCGTATCCAGTTCGGCGACACCGTGTCCGAGGACTCGCTGACCCTCGCGCAGACGGCGCAGGCGTTGCGTGCTGCCGACGCCGCTTCGGACGAGACGATCGTGCAGCTCGTCAACCCGGAATGGGACAACGAGCAGGTCCAGGAAGAGGTCGCGAAGATCGCCAAGGAGCGGCAGGCGTCCATGAGTGTGCCCGGCCTGCTCGATGGCATGGGGTCGGGCGGGCCGGGTGCTTCACCTGACCAGCAGCAACAGCAGCAGGACCCGGGCGCGAAACCGGCGGCGTACGGAGGCTGAGATGCCCGGCCACCACGCTTTCAAGTCAAAGGCTCAATGGCGGCTGTTCTTCGCCTCGCCGCGTCTGCGTCAGTACGCCCACGACAAGGCGCACGCCACGCCGGGCGGCAAGGGCGTCCGCTACCGGCGACTGCCGACCCGCAAGCGGGCACCGAGCGCACGTAGCGCGCGATGACCCAGCCACCGCCGCCTGAGTCCGCCTCACCGGCCATCGCCGATGGCTTGGCCATCGCGGTCACACAGGTCTACGCGGCGGCCGAGACCGAGATCCTCGCCGTCATCACCCTCAACGTCCGAGCGGCCCTGTCTGCCGCGTCCCCCGGCATCGCCCTGCAGGGCCGCTCGGCGCAAGTCCAGACCGACGTACGGCGCATCGTGGACGACGCTGACCACCGCGCCGCCTCGATCGTGCCCCGTGTACTCGCCGAGGCGTACAAGCGCGGCCACGGCATCGAGAAGCGCGCGGCCGAGCAGGCCACGCAGACCGTCCTCGAACGCCTCGCCGCACTCCGGACCGGCGTGCTGCACTGGGTTGGGCAGCTGCTCGGCCGCCTCATCGCCGCGCTGCGCACACCGGCACCGCTGCCGATCGCCGACCACGCGTTGCAGAAGGCCGCAGGCCGGGGCATCACCGGCTTCGCCGACCGTGCCGGCCGCTCGTACGGCCTGGACACCTACGTGAACCAGACCGTGCAGCACGAGGCAGGCCAGGCCGCGGTCGACGGCTTCACCGACCGTCTCGCGGCCGAGGGCGACGACCTCGTCATCGTCACCGAGTCCCCGCATCCGTGCCCGCTGTGCGACCCGTGGGAGCACCGCGTGCTCTCGGTCTCCGGCGCCGATCCTCGCCGCCCGAGCATGGCCGAGGCGCGAGCCGGCGGCCTGTTCCACCCGAACTGTCACCACACCATCCAGCGCTGGTATCCCGGCTTCGTCTGGCCGCCGCACTCGCTGCACAACCTGCCCGGCACCTACGAGGCCACGCAGCGCCAGCGCGACATCGAGCGGCACATCCGCGCATGGAAGCGCCGCCAGGCCGCCGCCCTCGACGACCTCACCAAGGCCAAGGCGGGCGCCAAGGTCCGAGCCTGGCAGGCCGAGCTACGGCGCCACCTCGCCGCCGAGAACTTGACCCGCTCCCGCCAGCGCGAACGCACCGACTATGGCCACACGCCGCCCTTCAAGCACGCGCACGGATAAGCCTCCGGCCGCATGGCCGGGAAGTAGAGCCGGGCCAGGCGCCCGTCTCGATCGCAGGAGAACCGCATGACCATGCCAGCCGAACCGCAGGCGCCTGGAGCGCCTGAGTCCGGACAGCAGCCCCTGGGCGGCCAGCAGCCAGCAGCCGCTCCGCAGAACCCCCAGCAGCCGAGCCCGCAGACGCAGGACGTCTCACAGCTCCCCGACTGGGCGCAGAAGATCATCACCGACACCAGGGCCGAAGCGGCCAAGCACCGTACCGAGAAGAAGGCCACGGCCGAGCAGGTCTCAGCCGAGCAGGCCAAGCTCAACAAGGTGCTGTCGGCTCTCGGCCTCAACGCCGATGGCAACGAGGCGCCCGACCCCGAAGCGCTCGCCAGCCAACTGGAAGAGCGCAAGACCGAGCTGTGGTCCAAGAGCATCGAGCTTGAGACCCACCGGCTGGCGGACAAGCACGGCGTCAAGCCCGGAGCGCTCACGGACTCCGTGAAGTTCTGGGAGGCCATGGGTGACATCGACCCGGGAGATCCGGAGTTCGCCGCGAAGGTGGACGCCGCGATCGCCGACGCGGTGAAGGCCAACCCCGGCCTCAGGGCACCGCAGGGCTCACCCCGGTCCGGCGCCGACTTCACCGGCGCCCCATCCGCGCCACCCAACATCGACCAAGCGATCGCCGATGCGACAGAGAAGAAGGACTTCCGCACGGTGATCGCTCTGAAGCGCCGGCGTACGGCCGGCTAATCCAAGGAGACAGCCATGGCGGGTATCACCGGCCTCGGTACTACCTACAACCTGCCGAACTATGTCGGCGAGCTGTTCATGCTGACGCCGGAGGACACCCCGCTGCTGTCCTCGATCGGCGGCCTCACCGGCGGCAAGTCCGTCAACTCCACGTCGTGGACCTGGCAGACGACCGACCAGCGCGACCCCTCCAACCGGCAGCGCCTGGAAGGTGCCCCGGCGCCGACCGCTGAGGAGCGCGTCAGGGCGAACGTGACCAACGTGGTGGAGATCCACCAGGAGCAGGTGTCGGTCTCCTACACAAAGCAGGCCGCGACCGCGCAGCTCACCACGCCCGGGTCGGCGCCGTTCCAGATCAACGGCGACCAGAACAACCCGATCCAGCGTGAGCTGGACTGGCAGGTCGAACGCGCCCTGCGCGGCATCGCCCTGGACGTCAACTGGACGTTCATCAACGGCACCTTCGTGCAGCCGACGACCAACTCGACCGCCCGCCAGACCCGCGGCCTGCTGTCGGGCATCACCACCAACCGCATCGCAAAGGGCACCAGCGTCGCGGCCACGTCGGCGACGAACATCGTCACCGCGACCGCGTCCGGCGTGACCACCAACGACAAGATCGTGTTCACCGCAACCGGCGCCGCGACCAACATCGTGGCCGGACGCACCTACTACGTGACCACCATCGACGCGAACACCTTCAACGTCTCCGCCACCAAGGGTGGCGCCGCGCTGACCCTGGGAACCGCGACCCTGGCATTCACCAAGCTGCAGACGGCCACGCTCGCCAACACCGACATCAACGACCTGCTGCAGCTCGCCTACGACAACGGCGGCATCTCCGAGCAGTTCACCGCGACGCTGCTGTGCAACTCGGCGCAGAAGCGGGCCATCACCGTCGCCTACGCATCGGAGTACGCGGCGTTCCACGAGACGTCCCGGACCGTCGGCGGCGTCAACATGAGCACGATCATCACCGACTTCGGCACGCTGAACGTGATGATGGATCGGCACATGCCGCAGGACACCATCGCCGCGGTCTCGCTGGAGCAGCTCCAGCCCGTCTTCCTCGAAGTCCCCGGCAAGGGCCACTTCTTCGAGGAGCCCCTCGCCCGCACCGGCGCGTCCGACAACGTCCAGTTGTACGGGGAGATCGGGCTCGAATACGGCAACGAGCGTGCTCACGCCGTCATGACCGGCCTCAAGATCTGATGGCGGTCTACGAGCGGGGCGCAGGCGACCACGTCGCCGAGCGCGTGCAGCCCGAGCCGGGCAGCGACCGGGAGACGGAGCTGGAGGCCCTCGCCGACGACGCCGGGAGCGACTGGCACCGCGCCGAGGAGCCTGAGCCGGCCGAGCCTGAGCGCCCGGCCAAGACCGACAACAAGGCCGCCTGGATCGACTGGGCGGTCACCCAAGGCGCCGAGCGCGCCGAGGCGGAGAAGGCCAAGAAGGACGACCTGATCTCGGCGTACGGAGGCTGACATGGCGTACGCGACGGTGCAGGACCTGGACGACTCCGACGTGCTGGGCTATCCGGCGCCGGCAAACGCTCAGGTCCTGCTCGCTCGCGCCAGCCGCGACGTCGACCGGGCCATCCAGTGCGCCGTCTACGACACCGACGACCAGGGCCTGCCGACCCTCCCGCTGATCGTCACCGCGCTGAAGCAGGCGACGTGCGAGCAGGTCGCCTACCAGCTGGAGATCGGCAACGTCGACGGCATCGCGCACGGCTTGCAGTCCGGCGTGCCCTCGGGCTCGTCGGCCGGCCTCGTCGAGCTGTCTCGTGGCCCGTCCACGGGTGGCGCGACGGTCGACCAGCCGTGGCTCGGCGACCAGGCCCGGCAGATCCTGCGTGTCGCTGGCCTGATCGGCCAGGAACCGCAGACGTCCGATTTCCACTCGATCTGGATCTGGATACAGGCGCCGTGAGCCGCAGGGACATCCGGCAGGGCATCGCCGCCTACTTCGGCGGATCAACCGTCACCGCGGGCGGCTGGTATCAGCCGACTCCGCTCGTCGCCCTCGGCCTCGCCGGCGTCCGCGCCTACTACGACAACCGCATGAAGGACCCGGAGTACTTCGCCGGTCTGGCCGCGGGCACTCGCACGGGCGCGCTGATGTGCGTCCACCTCGACGACGACACGGAGAAGCGCCTCGCGATCGGCGGAATCCTCGACGCCCCGTACAACGTGACGCTGTACCTGTTCCTGCTGACCCGCACGCCGTCGATGGAGGACGCGCAGGCGGACCGGGACGACCTCGTGCAGGGCGTCAGGGACCTCGTGCGCTTCGACCCGACCCTGGGCATGGGCATCAACTCCGACGCCGCTCAGAAGGTCACGCAGGCGGGCGAGGGCGACGCCGGGATCCGCACGTCCACGCCGCTGCCGTACTTCGAGCCTCCGGCGACCACGCGACAGAACGCGGTGATCAGCTTCACCGCCTCCACCTACCTGGCGGGATAGATGAGAGCCACCTACAACGGCGACCAGAAGGTCGTGTTCAGCCACTACCTCGACGTCACCGACCCGGCCAAGCCGGTCACGCTCACCGCGACGCCGGGCCAGACGTACGAGATCAAGCAGGCCACCGGCCACACGCAGATCCAGCCCGACGGCCAGTTCACCGAGGCCGAGCTCCCGATGCCGCCGGACGGCGACTGGACCGAAGCCAAGCCCGCCGCGGCGAAGAAGAAGGAGAACGGCTGATGGCCAACCCCACCGTGTTCCCCGCCGAGCTGTCGTATGCGGGGATCGCCAAGGAGACGAGCAACGGCACGGCCGTCGCGCCCACGCTGTTCTTCCCGTACACGAAGCTCGACCCGGTCGACGACAACGGGTTGCTCATCGACGACGCCATGTACGGGTCGATGACCTCGGAGAATGGTGCCGTTGCGGGCAAGAAGTCGGCGACGATCGACTACGAGTCCTACTTCCTGCCGGACATGGCCGGGCATTTGTTGCAGAACATCCTCGGCGGCTACGCCGTCGGCACCGCCGTGACCGGCGTCTTCCCGCACACGTTCTCCGTGCTCAACTCAGGCGATGCCCAGCCGCCCGCGCACACCATCACCGACCGCCAAGGCATCACGGCCACTGTCGGCGCCCGCGCCTACTCCTACGCCTGCCTGAGTGAGCTGACGTTCTCCGGCAACGCCACCGGATTGACCACGATGGCGGGCAAGTGGACGACGTACGGCTCCGCAGCGGCCGGGGCCGCCCCGACGAACGCGACCACGACCGAGACGGTCATCCCCGGCTGGCGATCCTCGGTGACCGTGGCCGCCGCCGCGGCGAAGGTCCGCGAGTGGAGCTACACCATCTCGCGCGCGCTGACGCCCGACCCGCTGGCCGATGGCACGCAGAACCCGAACTCGATCGCCCGAGGCGCGGTCACGGTGGCCGGGAAATTGACGTTCGCCGCCACCAGCGAGCAGCCCCTTCTGGACTTTCTGGCCGGCACGCAGCAGGCCGTCGTCATCACGATCGACAACGGCGGCGCGGCCGGCGCGGTCCGCAAGTTGACGGCCACGATGACCAAAGCCGTCTACGACACCGAGGCAATGGACCGGACCACGCCTATCGGCTACCCGATGAGCTTCAAAGCGCTGGCGAACACGACCGACGTCGGCGCGAGTGCTGGCAGGGGCCCGATCTCCTGCCTGCTCAACAACGCCGTCACCACCTACTAGGAAGGCCACGCACCCCCATGCGCGTAGACCTCGGGAAAGACCGCTGGGCGCATGTCGTCGACGTCGACGACATGACCCACGGCACCAAGATGAAGGTCCAGGCTCTGCTGCCCGCCGAGGACAGCACCGAGCATTTCTTCGTGAACGAGCTGCGGATGCGCGAGGCGCTCGTCGCCCACGTCGTCACGAGCTGGTCACTCGATCTGCCGGTGCCGAACGGCGATCCGGCCGGGCTCGCCGATGTGCCTGGCTCGGTGTACGACAAGCTCACCGAGGCCACTGACCCGCACTGGCGGAGCCTGGATTTTCTCCGGATTGGGAAGACCTCCTCCGAGTCAAGAACGGACTCGCCGGACACGTCCTCCCAGGACAGCAGCCCAGCCTCCGAGCAGTAAGGGCGATCCGCTACATCACCTACGCCGACCGGTTCGGCTGGACACCGCAACAGGTCGACGCTCTTCCCGCCTCCGTAGAGCCGTGGCTGCTGCCGCTGCACGACCTGATGCAGGGGGAGCGCGATGAGCAAAGCGGGGGACGCGCTCCGGCGCCTGGCCGACAAGGCTGACGGCGAGGGCGGCCGCGCGGCCGCCGAGGCGATGGCCGGCGCCGGGCAGGACGAGATCCGCCGCAAGCTCGGCCAGCGCTCACACGCTCGCGGCACACCAACCCCATCGGCGCCCGGTACGCCGCCTGCGCGCATCTCCGGGGCGCTGCAGGGCTCGATCCACACGACGCCACCGCAGGGTGGCGGAGGCGTCTGGACCGCCTACGTGGGCCCTCGTGGCGTCGTGTACGCCGCGATCCAGCAGTACGGCGGCGTCGCCGGACGCAACCACACCGCACATCTCCCGCCGCGCCCGTACATGGGCGTGGATGCCGCCATGGCCCGCATCTCGCAGG